AAAACAAGCAATAAAACAAAATTATTTAAAGTGTGCTAAAGATCCATCATACTTTATAAATGAGTTTTGTGTAATTCAACACCCACAGCGTGGAAAGATTAAATTTAAATTATATCCTTTTCAAGAAGAAGTGTTAAAAACATATCAAGAAGAATCTTATAATGTAATTTTAAAATCACGCCAGTTGGGAATATCAACACTTACTGCTGCTTATTCTTTATGGTTGATGTTATTTCAAAATGATAAGAATGTGTTGTGTATTGCTACTGCAAAAGATACTGCAAAAAATCTTGTTACTAAAGTTCGTATTATGTATGATAATTTACCATCATGGTTAAAGACTCAGATTATTGAGAATAATAAATTATCGCTTACATTTAAAAATGGTTCACAAATAAAAGCAATTGCTTCCAATGAATCTGCTGGTCGTTCTGAAGCTCTATCATTATTGATATTAGATGAGGCTGCTTTTATAGAAAGAATTGACACAATATGGACTGCGGCTCAACAGACCTTGGCTACAGGTGGAGATTGTTTAGCGATATCTACGCCGAATGGTGTTGGAAATTGGTTTCATAAAACTTGGGTAGATGCTACTGATGGGTTAAATAAATTTAATACTGTAAAATTACATTGGTCTGAACATCCAGAAAGAAACCAAGGTTGGAGAGATGAACAGAATACTATTTTAGGACCAACAAAAGCAGCACAAGAATGTGATGCTGACTTTTTAAGTTCAGGTCAATCGGTTGTTGATCCAAAAATATTAGAATGGTATAAAGAAAATATGTGTTGTGAGCCGACAGAGAAAAGTGGTATTGATAGAAATTTGTGGATATGGGATTATCCAGATTATTCAAAACAATATTTAATTTGTGCAGATGTGGCTCGTGGCGATGCTACTGATTATTCAGCAGCACAAGTTTTTGAATTAGAGTCATTAACACAAGTAGCTGAATATAAAGGTCAATTAGGAACAACCGAATTTGGTAATTTTTTAATTGAACTTTCTACAAAATATAATGATGCTTTATTGGTTGTTGAAAATAATAATATAGGATGGGCAACATTACAGACTATTATTGATAGAGGTTATGAAAATTTATTTTATCAAGATAAAGATCATATGATTGTAGATGCTGAACAACAGTATACAAACAGATATAGACAAACTGATAGAAATAAAATTCCAGGTTTTACTACTACAGTGAAAACTAAACCATTGGTTGTAGCAAAAATGGAAGAATATACACGAGAGAAAATGGTCAATTTAAAGTCAACACGATTAATTGATGAACTTTTTGTATTTATATATAAGAATTCAAAGATGGAAGCTCTTGAAGGGTATAATGATGATTTAGTGATGTCTTATTCTATTTTATTATGGATTAGAGATACTGCTATTAGGATACAATCTGAGAGAAATGAATTTCAAAGTAGTTTGGTGGATTCAATTGGTAATTTAAATGAAAGAGCACCTATTATGACATCGAATAAACCTAAAGAAAATCCTTGGGAAATGGAAATTGGTAAAGAAAAAGAAGATTTAACTTGGTTATTGGGGTAAATTATGGCAGATAATATTTTTACAAGACTTGGTAGATTGTTTCAATCTAGTGTTATCATTAGAAAAAGTGATGATAATAAATTAATTGTTAAAGATTTAGATTTTACACAAACTGGCTTGACATCAAATTTTATTGATAGATATCAACGGTTGATGCAGAATACATATTCAAATCCGTATGCTGCTGCACAAAATAGAAGAGCAGCTTATGAAATTCGTAAAAACGATTTGTTTAGGGATTATGAATTAATGGATCAAGATCCTATTATTGCTTCAGCACTTGACATTTATTCAGATGAATCGACTGTTGATAATATTGAAGGTGAGATTTTAAAGATTAGAACTGAAAATACACAGGTTAATAAAATTTTACATAATTTGTTTTATGATATAATAAATATAGAATTTAATCTTTGGAGTTGGATTCGTAATATGACCAAATATGGGGACTTTTATTTAAGGCTTGATATTGTTGATAAATATGGTGTAGTTAATGTGAATCCTGTTTCAGCGTATGATGTTACAAGATTGGAAGATCATGATCCAGAAAATCCACAACTTATTCAGTTTGAAATTGAAACTGAGAAAAAAGAAATTATTGAAAATTATGAAATAGCACATTTTAGACTTTTATCTGATACGAATTTTTTACCATATGGTAGGTCTTTGCTTGAAGGTGGTAGAAAAGTATTTAAGCAATTAACTCTTATGGAAGATGCGATGTTAATACATCGTATTATGAGAGCGCCAGAAAAACGTATATTTAAAATTGATGTTGGTAACATACCACCAAGAGAAGTCGAACAGTTTATGCAAAAAATCATCAATAAGATGAAGAAGATTCCTGTGATAGATCAAAGTACAGGAGAGTATAATTTAAAATATAATGTAGAGTCTGTGACGGAAGATTATTTTTTACCAGTTCGTGGTGGTGATTCAGGAACAGAAATTGAAACTCTTCCAGGTTTATCTAACAATGATCAAATAGAAGATATTGAATATTTAAGAAATAAGTTAATGGCAAGTTTAAGAATTCCAAAGGCGTTTCTTGGATATGAAGAAGGATTGTCTGGTGGTAAAGCCACATTAGCTGCTGAAGATGTTAGGTTTGCTAGAACTATTGAGAGACTTCAAAAAATTATTGTAAGTGAATTAACAAAAATTGGTATAGTTCATTTATATAGTCAAGGGTTTGAGGATGTTGATTTAATTAATTTTGATTTAGAATTACAAAATCCATCAATGATTCATGAACAAGAAAAATTAGAAATGATGAATCAACAGTTGGAAATTGCTGAAAAAGCTATGGATGTCAAATTGTTTAGTCGTAAGTGGATTTATGATAATATATTTGATATGGCTGATGAACAAAAAGTTGAGGTTTATGAAGCTATTGTAGAAGATACAAAACAGAAGTATAGATTGGAACAAATTGAAACTGAAGGACAGGATCCAGCAGAACAACCACAAGAATCTGAGGAATCTGAAGAAGATGAAGATATGGCAAGACCTGATGATTGGGGTGGAAGTGAAAAAGATCCATTTAGTGGAAAAGAAACTCAAAAAGATGTATATGACAGTGATACAGTACAAAAACGCCATAGAAGTTTTGGAAAACGTGAATTTAAAGGTAAATCGCCTCTTGCTACAAATAAGGCATATACTGCTATAGCTCGTGAAGGTATTTTAGATCAACTTAAAAGTAGATTTCCTAAATCAAGTAATTCATTATTAAGCGAAGATAACATATTAGAAGATTAATTAATACTCTTATTCTAAAATAAACTATATTTATATATGAATAATTATATCAAATACTTTGGGATTTTTTATGACCAAATTTAAGCACAATAAATTAAAGAACACAGGTCTTCTGTTTGAGTTTTTACTGAGACAGGTAACAGTTGATGTTTTGAACAAAAAAAAGGAGTCACCGGCTCTTAAAATTATTAAAAAACAATTCAATGAACATACTGAAGTTGGCAAAGAGCTTGCTTTATACAATTTAATTATAAATAAAAAATTCGAGTCTGACAAAAAGGCTGATTTCTTTTTATCTGAAGTAATTAGACAGAGAAATAAATTAAATAATTCTATTTTACGTAGAGAGAAATACAATATAATTAAAGAAATTAAAGAAAAATACGACATAAGTCAATTATTTTCTTCTAAAGTACCAAATTATAAAGTATTTGCATCTTTGTATAAATTATTTGAAGGTTTTAGTGCATTGAATGCTGATGAAAAAACGGAGAGTTATTTTATAGTAATAGAAAATGTAACAACTTTTAATAATAAAAAAACAAATGATTTCATGCCTAAAGAAATGAAAGATAAAGATTTAAGAATAATATCTTATAAGGTATTATTAGAAAAATTTAATGCTAAATATACAAATTTAACTGATGAACAAAAACAAATTTTAAAAGAATATATAAGTAATATTTCTAACACAAATGACTTTTTAACTTTTGTACAAAAACAAATTCCTAATTTAAAAGGTAGATTAGAAAGTAAAATTAAAAAAGTTAAAGATAAAGTATTAAAAATAAAATTAGAAGAAGCAATTAATTGTGTGGATAAATTTTGTTTAAATGAATATAAACAAGCTAATGATAATTCATTGGTACAATTATTAAGATATTATGAACTCGATAAAGAACTCGATAAAATTTAATTTTTTAGTAAAGGAACTTGCTCAAGGATTATTGAAAAAAAAGTTAAGTGAAATAACCACTACTGCGAGTATTGATGGATATGAAACACCTAATGCATTTAGTAAAATGAGTAATAAAAAGAAAAAAAATATTGAAAAACAAACCGGATATAAATTCGTAGATGAGGCTATTAATGACAGTGATATGAAGAAAGTTAAAGATGCTATACGAAAAGAAGTATCGGACATACTCCGTGATATCTTGATTAAAATAACTTCTTGGGGAGGACGTTAATGTATAAGCCAGATCCTAATAATACTGCAAAACAAGTGCCAAAGGCAAGAGCTATATCGGCATA